AAACACGCTTGCTAAACCTTACATCTTTGAGCCAAATGATACTATTACTCGCAATGAGATTAAACAAGCAGCAGAGAGTTTATTACTTGAATTAGTTGGACAACGTGGTCTTTATGATTACCTAGTTGTTTGTGATGAGTCAAATAATACTCCAAGCAGAATTGATAGAAATGAACTATACTTAGACATAGCTATTGAACCTGTTAAAGCAGTTGAATTTATCTACATTCCATTACGCTTGAAAAACACCGGCGAAATCAACGGACTTTAAACGATAAATACTTATAGAACAGGAGCAGACTAAATGGCTATTTCAACATTATCAAAAATATCAGTTCCCCTAGCTAGCGGAGATTCCGCTAGTAGTCAGGGACTATTGATGCCAAAACTCCAGTATCGCTTTAGAGTGTCACTGGAAAACTTTGGTGTATCAACACCGACTACAGAACTTACAAAACAAGTTATTGACGTAACTCGTCCTAACGTAAGTTTTGAACAAATGACAATTGACGTATATAACTCAAGAGTATACCTAGCAGGTAAACATACATGGGAACCAATTACGCTTAACTTACGTGAAGATGTTAACAACAATGTGCAAAAACTTGTTGGCGAGCAGCTACAGAAGCAGTTCGACTTTTACGAGCAATCAAGTGCAGCATCAGGACAAGATTATAAATTCGTAACACGCATTGAAATCTTAGATGGCGGCAACGGTGCTAACACACCAAACGTACTTGAAACTTTTGAACTTTACGGTTGCTATGTAGAAAGTGCAAACTACAACAGTTTGTCATATTCTAACTCAACTGATCCAGTTAGTGTTACACTTAACATCCGTTACGATAACGCATTACAATCACCAAACGGTACTGGTATTGGTACAGCAGTTGGACGTACAGTTAATACTTCCGTTACAGGCGGCGGCGTTTAATACTATTATCATTTAGTCTAAAACAAAAGGGAGCTTCGGCTCCCTTTACCTTTATATACGTACTTAATACTAAAGGATAAATATTTGTATGGCAAATAAGTTTAACGGTTTATTAGATTCAATTTCAAACGGTATATTAAGTCCCAAAGGCAATATGGCCGATTGGCAACATGCTGCACGGCTGTATACTGATAGAGATATGGCCCTTGCGCCAAAAACTAAATTCCTTTATCATGTGCAGTTTGAAGTATCAGATGTTGCAAAAGGAATTGCTCCTAAGTTGTTTACGGGGTCTACGTTAAACGAAATAGGTATGCTTGTAAAAAGTGCAGACTTGCCTAAATTTAGTGTTCAAATAGAAACTAAGAAAAAATATAACAGAGTAAAAAATGCACAAACTTCAATAAGTTATGAACCTGTAAACATTGAGTTACATGATGACAATGAAGGCATTACCACTGCATTATTACAAGCATATTATAGATACTATTTTGCAGACGGTAATCAACAAAAAGATTCTGGTAGAGCATATGCTGTTGCACCTCACAGTACGTACCAAGGTAGCTCTCGTAATAATTATAAGTTTGGTATGGATGTAAACAATCCAGGAGTACCTTTCTTTAAAAGCATTAAAATAAGTGTACTAGCTAGAGGTGAGTACACTACATATACATTAGTAAACCCAATACTAACTAGCTGGAGTCACGATAGTGTTAACAACAGCGACGGTGCTGGCACTATGAGTAACAGTATACAAGTAGCATATGAGGCAGTGTTTTATAGCCAAAACAGTATTACTACAGGCCCGCAAGGCGATCCTGTCGGATTTGGTCAAGATCATTACGATACGACACCTAGTCCTATATCATTAGAAGGTGGAGCCAAGTTAGGGTTAGGCGGCACAATAGGTAGCGCATTAGACCTATATGAATTTATTGCTAGTGGCGAATCATATAATAATCCATTGCTTAGTATATTACAGGGTGCTCAGTTAATTGGTAATATAAGAAATTTATCAAAAGAAGGATTACGTCAAGAAGGATTTAATATTCTTACAGGAGCAATTGGTCAAGCAACTGGAATTAATGTTAGTGGTGTAGCACAGACTTTCTTTCCAAAGAACGGCGGAAAAGGTGGCGGCAAAGATGTACTATTAGCGGCAGCAGGTGTTGGCCTTGCATCAGCTGTAACTAGTTCAATAAAAGCTCTTAAAACCAATGCCGCAGCATTAGATAGTGCAAGACAACGTCAATCAATTAAAAATTTCCAAGCAGCAGGTGGTGGGTCAGCTGCACTGGGCGCAGCAGTGTATGCTGCAACTAAAACAATCCAAGTGCCATGGCTGCACTAGATAAACAATTAGGATTATAAATGAATAACGGCAGCTTACCAGTTACTACACAAACAAATGACAAACGTGTAACTTCATTCTTTGATAAGTATTTTACTGCAAAGCTAGAATTTGCATCTAATGAAGTTGATGCAGTTGTTGCATTTTTTGAAAAAAGAGGTTTTGAAAAGTCAGCAGCTATTAGTACTGGATCTATTCTTTTGCAACAAGCAAAGTTAGACAATATTAAAGTATTTGTACTATTAGATACCCTTAAAGGTTTTGACGAAGCAAAACTGAGTGCAGTTGTTGCAGAAGTATTAAATTATAATAGATTGAGTACTAGTGTACTTGGATTTAAAAATACTACAAATACCAATACTTTGGAAAAGCGAAACATAGCGGTATAACATGTCAAGGTTTGCACAAGGTAAATTCAACTGCAAAAATCCAGCAAAATATATAGGCGGCAAAGTTCCAACATATCGGTCAGGTTGGGAATTTGCATTTATGAAATTTTGTGACGAAAATGCTAATGTTACACAATGGGCAAGCGAAGCAATACGTATTCCATATCGTAATCCGTTAACTGGCAAGCACACAATCTATGTACCAGACTTCTTTATTGCGTATGCAGATAAAACTGGTAAACAGTTTGTCGAACTTATTGAAGTAAAACCTTCAAATCAAACTAGTTTAAAAGAAAGCAGGAAAGAGTAGACACAATCAATTACACGCTGTAGTTAACGCTGCTAAATGGGAAGCAGCAAATGCATATTGCAAACAAAACGGTATAAAATTCCGCATAGTAACTGAACACGATATTTTTCACGGCGGTAGACGATAACATACTAAATAAGTGTGTATATTAAGGATAAAGTCTGCATGACAAAAAAACTTGAAGAATTACTAAATTTGCCTGACTCTAAAGAAATTGTAGATGATGCAAAGGCAGAAGAAAAAAAGAGTAGAGCAAAAGTTGCTGTAGTAGACCAGCATAACACTTTCCGCGATATTGCAGAATTTGATAAAATTGCAGCAGCATTACCGAGTGTTAAAGGCTTAGGCGAAATGGCTGATACCGAACTTAACGAAATTGCTGATAAGGCAATGGCCTCATACGAAGACTTAATGGACTTGGGTATGAACGTAGAAAGCCGTTATGCAAGTAGAGTTTTTGAAGTAGCCGGCGGAATGCTTAAAACTAGTCTAGATGCTAAAGTGGCTAAACTAGATAAGAAATTAAAAATGGTTGAGCTACAACTTAAAAAACAAGCAATAGATCAAAAATCAAATCCAGATGGTGACGTAGTAAATGGCGACGGGTACGTAGTAACAGACCGCAACAGTTTACTCGAAAAACTTAAAAACATGGATAAATACAACGATGACAAGTAAATTACAACAGTACCTAGCAGAAAGCACAAAAACTTATCCTTTTAAAATAGGTGTAGCAGGCGATTTGCCAGAAGGTTTCGCTGACAGTTTAGAATCAGCATTAGAAAAATTTGTAGTTGTTAAAATGAGCAACGGCAAAAAACTCCAATACAACAAAGACCATTGGATTTTCCTGCTCTTGAAAATGAAAGAACAACATACTTTGACACAGAATTACAATACCCAACAACACCACAAGTTTTACAACAGTTTATTAAAACTTACTGTAACATGCCAGAAAGTCATATCATAGTAAGAAATCCTAATGAGCCACAAGAAGCATATCAAGAAGAAAAATCAGATGCACCTTACGAAGCAAAATTAAACAGTGCATATGAAGATAGCAAAGACGAACAAAAAACAGTGGGCAATTCGAGAGTTATGGATTTATTAAAAGAATTAGAAAAAGCACGTAAAGAAAGAAATGCACCAGACGCCGCAGGCGAAATTAAAGCACCAAAAGATGGTGGAGCAACTGAAAATGCAGGAAATACCATTTTATGCATCGCTCATAATTCGGAATTACTGGCGGTTGCAGATTATATAACTGAGCTGGGTCCGGGACGAGGAAGCATGGCGGATTCATTGTTGCAGAAGGAAATCCAGCTGAAATAATGGCTGATATGAAATCGCTGACAGCAAAAATCCTTACTAAAAAATATGTGAATAAAAGCACTGTAAACCAGTCTCCG